CATCAGCTTCCCAGTCGCATTCCTGACAGATGAGAATGTCCCCATCTGTTTCGTTAGCAATCCATTGGCAGTCGTCGCAACCTTCCTGCCCATGAGTTTCCCAGATTTTTTTAGTCATGTCAAATCTCCCTTGCTATCCATTATATATAATCATTCTAGCCCAATATTTCAAGGGGCAACGTGCATTTTTTTGAAAATAATTGCATAGTGTGACATTTATGCAACGGTTTTTATCAATAAAATCAATGACTTACGATCGCGGGCCGGGGCCCCGCTAAGTCTTTGTTTTTGCAGTAACTTTTGCGTTTTTAGGCGATTCTTTGCCGCGCTTGTGCAACGGCGCGAACGAGCGAGCATTGCTTAGGGTTGCGAATGATTTTTTAGAACGAATTATTTTAACCGCCATTTTGCTTTTCCTTTTCGGCTGTATTGCTTGCGCGAGCGAACAACCTGCGGGCGATGTGCCCGCAGATCCCTCGCGATAGGGTTGCGCTTAATGCGCTTCGAGGTGTTTGATAAGGTCATTTATCGCTTCCTTCGTTGCGCCCATAAAACCATTAACGGCAAATGGGGCAATCCCTTCAAGGTGATTGATAAGCTCCTTTTTGGTAGGCTCATCAGATTTACGCGCTTTGGCTTTAGGTGCCGCAACATAAACGCCTTCGCGCACGAGTTTGGAACGAACCGACCGAACCGACTTGTCGATTGCGACGGCGATGTCTTCGACAGCTACGCCAGCCTGATAGTCGTCAACAATTTTTGCGGTGAGTTCTGCGGTGTAGTTTGGTGCTTTCATTTTGCCTATCTCCTATAAAAGCGATTTCGTTTTCGATATATTATATATGGGTATTGTGGGGTAAAATTTCAAGGGGTCAGGTCAACTTTTTTTCATTTTCTTTTCCTTTAAAATCAATGGGTTATCATTTTTATTTTCCTTTAAAATCAATGGGTTACGGGCGCGCGCCGGCGCCTCCTAAGTGTTTGATTTCATGGAAGTAAACCATAAAAAGCAAAAGTCCCAACAACCAGATTCGTGACGAGTAACGCCTTGTCTGAACGCTCAAGAGCGTGAAAAATCCAGCAGACAGCGGCACCCAATCCAAAGAGCAACGCGGCATGGATTGGCGCACCAAATGCCAGCAAAGCCATTTGAGCAATAACGCCAACGGTTCCAATAATTCCAAACATCAGAAAGTCCATCCATTCAGCATCATAATCTGAATAACGAGAATTATGCAAGGAATAACCGTGCGGATAATTTCCAAGAAGTGCCAAAACATCATGCAACCCTTTCTGCGATTTTTTCGGGATGAATAACAGCAATCCCAATCTTGCGAAGTGTAGAGCGAACCGAAGCCGCATCATCAAACATAACCTTAGAGGCTTTTTGAAACTGCCTCAGCGAAAGAAAAGATTTTAGCTGACGCTTTTTCAATTCGCCATCTGGCATCATATTCCCAACAGGACGCGAAATGATCTTGTGTGGACAAATCCCGTTGTCCTGCAAAAATTCAAAATCAGCATCAGTCATGTTGCGAGCTGTGCAAACGATGGTGTAGTCGCCAGCCTTTTGACGACGACGAATTTGCGTTGCCAATGGCAAAACCTTGTCCTGAAAAATCATTTCAGGCGTAGCCATCTCGAACCATTTTTCAAGATCAAGTGTGCCATCAGGCTTGACCATCTGACGATGTGAGCTGTCAATGGTGGTTCCGTCGAGGTCAAAGATTGAGATATTTTTAATCATGTGTCAATTCTCCTTATGTATTATATATGGGTATTGTATAGCACGATTTCAAGGGTCTGTGTAAAAAAAGTTTCGTTATAAATCAATGGGTTGTCATTTTTATTTTCCTTTAAAAACAATGGGTTAGCGGTCGCCGCCGGAGAACGGCTAAGACATTGATTTCATTTGATAAAACGCATGTTAGAACGTAAGGCCGGCTTTGTTCACGTTTTGTTCCAGCTGGCGCTAGGTGGGGGCTAAGCCCCCGCCGTTTAGTATTCTGATTCCCTAGTGGGGACGACGACATAGGCATCGCCATTGGCTTCTAATACCTCATCCTCGTAGGGTGCGACAAGCCGCCTGTAGAGTTCTAGCTTGCAGCATTCAAGCGCGCCTATCATCTCATTTAGTCTGGCATAGCGACAGCCATTCTCGAAGATGTAGTTGTCGATAAAGCAAGTGACAGCAAAGTTGAGATCACCAGCATTTTGCGGTGTCCAGTGAGTGCCTTGTTCTCGCATTTCTGCGAGAACATCAGCGCGACGATCTTTTGGGATATAAGGCATTATGCAATCTCCTTTGCTTTGCGAGCTTCCATTTCCTGACGAGCGCGCTGGATAGCACGCAGCATCTTGAGAGCACGACGCAGTTCAGCGCCTGATTTGAATCCGCCAAAGCGGATGCGGGTTTGGATTTTCTTTTCAGTCTTAGTCATCATGCCGCAATCTCCTTCATGATTTGGGCTTTACGTTTTTCGATTTGCAGAGCCATCTTAGCCCCTTCAACCAAATCGCTTGTGGGTAGCCAATGAAACTTTGGGTAATGCGTGAAGGCAACATCCGAAATTTCGTTTGGCTGGATAGTCTTGCAAGTGCCAACCGCATAGACTGGCTTGTCAAAACCGTAGGCCATGCCTAGCTCGACCAACGCCCCGCGTTGTTCCTCGTTAAAATCCTCGCAGTAGAGCAGAACAAAATCTGAATCACGGACATCCTCGAAGCAAAGTGTCCAAAGCTGATCCTTGTGATTCTGGACGATATCGCTATCGTCGTCTAGGTCAATCCAGCGAGCCTTAACAGCGAAGCCAAGATTGTCGCGAAGGTTTTGGAATTTTGGAGCGTGCCAAACTTTTCCAGCGGTATAAAATGTCATCATGGTCTTAGTTCCTTATCTGTTTCTATAATATTAATATGGGGATTGTAGGGGTAAATTTCAAGGGGTAAACGAAAAAAAGTTTTGTTTGTTATCAATGAGTTGTCATTTTTATTTGTCAATGATTTCAATAGGTTAGCGGCGGCGGCCGGAGGCGAGCTAAGTCGTTGAATTGATTAGATAAAAGCGGGATTAGAGTCCCGCTATTATCCTGATGATGAGGTCTAAGGCCAAGAGCAGTCCTAGAGTTTCCATTAGAAGTCTCCAAATATTTCATCAAAGGTGGTTGGAGCCACGCCATCCGCGAAGGTCTCCTCGAACTCCGCTTCCATTTCAGCGACCAGCTCAGGCGGAAGCTTGTCAAACTCAGCTTCCAATTCCATCAGGTCAAAGTCGTCGAATTTTTTAGTCATGATTATATCTCCTCGCGTGCTAGCAGTACGCCAAACATAACAAAACCGATGACGCCGACCGTTGCCAGCATGCCGCCAATCAGCGCGACCATCGTGTTAGTGTCCTCGACCATGCCGATGCCAACCAGCATCAGAATGAAGCAAGAGACACATTCAATAAAGAAGAAAAGCTTTATCATCGCCAAACCTAAGATGTTCATTTCGATATCTCCCTATCAGGTTATAAATAGAATATAGTGATTAATGATAGCAAAGTCAATAGCTAGATGCAAATTAGTTTCCAATGTTTTCAGTGGCTTATCATTTTTATTTGTCAAAGATATCAACGGCTTAGTCCTTTAAGCCGTTGATATAAGCGCGGAATGCCATGCGACCTTTTTGCCATTTGCGGCAATCCCAAATAGGCTTGCGTGGCTCGAGCTTTGGAGTCTGAACGTGCCGCTTAATGTGAGAGTTGCAGACAGTGCAGAGAACCTGCAAGTTTTCAATTTCATCAGAGCCGCCAAGGGCTTGCGGAATAACGTGATCAATCGCTAGCGCGTCACGGTCACCGCAACCGCAAGCGGCGCAGCAATGGTTGTAGTCTTTGAGGACTGCAGTGCGAACCTTGTGTGAGCGAATTTTTGCCATTTCTATCTCCCTTGTTGATAATTATTTATAGCAAGCCGTTGCCAGCAAGTAAACCCTTAAAGTAAAAAAAAATGCATTATTTTGTGTCAGTAATTTGACGGTCCTAGGGTAATAATGTTGCGTAAGGGGGCGGTTATTTAGACTATTGTTGCGCCCGCCCTGCAAAGCACCTCTACACGGCCTCGAACTGGGAATTTACGAAAAACAAGGTATTGTCTTGACAACCCTTAAAGGGAAGAGTATTATAGACTTAAGTTTGAATTGTTATCCCTGAGCAATCCAAAAAAATTTTCAGAGGAAAAAATGAGATTTTTATTAGCAGCATATTTAATCATATCAGCATGTTCACCTGCCTTTGCAGAGCCGGAACTTAGGCAAAAGCCTGTACAGTGCGCAACACCACAAGAAGTTCTTAACCACTATGTTGTGGCTAATGGGTTAGAGGTCGTGTATATTGCCGTTGCGCAGGTGCGCACACAGTACGGTAAAATTATACCTACTGCAATTGCTTTCTTTGCAGACCCAGAATCAGGAAAGTTCATTTTAGTTGAGGGCGACAGGGATGATGTGTGTGTCATCAGTGTAGGTGATAGACTACAAGTAGGTCCTGACCATAATGAAGTGATGAATTTGTTTTTACAGAATAGTTTGAGCAAAGACGGTACTTGATGGCAGAAAAATTTAGATATGGTCCTTTAATTTATAATTGCTTTGGCGAAGAGGATGATTCAGGTAATTACTGGTGGCCTGGCAACCCTCCGGTTGCGTATGAACAACCTGAAGGGGTGTGGAAGATTCCTATTGATGCACAAGGTAATCAATGTCTGCCAGGAGAGTGTATTTTACATCCTTGTTGTCGCGTAGAAGAATGGACTACCCACTCAGTCTTAGAAAAGATCCCGTCTTTAGATTGGTGTCGTGAGTGGTTTGAGGAAAATTTTTTAGTAATACAAGATCATCAGGTGTGTAGATATATTCTTCGTTGGTGTTGGCATAATTATCAATACGAAGATAAGTGGCAAGAGTTTTCAGCAGGCAAAACTGTAGACCAGATGATAGGTGAAATATGGCCAGACGTACCCAAATCTTAGCGGCTTTTGTAGACCATTTAGGTTCTAATACTGATGTACATGCTAACAATGTGCATCGTGTCTATAAGTATATGAACGACCTCAATGATTTTCCTGCTATTACTTTTATTCCTAGGCAAGAGCAGCGAGATCACTTCGGTGATCAGCAGGTACACGGTATCATCGCTGTGCAACTTCGTTGCTACG